AATTCAAAATAGAATACTTATTGATGCAGTTAGTGAATCTGGTAAAGTTGAAGAGTTTCGAACTTTTTTAAATTTGCTGCCAACTGAAGCAGATGCATTTACATTGAAATACTTAAATAAATTAAGTTTTGAAAAATCAACGGAATTTGCAAATTTACTTTATTCGCAAAATGAAATTAATGAACAAACGATTAATGCAGTAAATTATAAAACTGGTGTCGGCGCTGAATTATTTAGTTTGGAGCCTAAAGGAATGGGTAAAGGCGAAATATTTTTAGCTGCAACATTCCAAGGGGCACAAGCACAAGGTGGTGGACAGTCATTTGATTTGTTAGCAAACAATAATCAATATGAAGTAAAAGATTATCGAATTGGAAAATCTAAGTCAATACGTTTAGGAACTAAAGGAAGTGTTACTAGGTTTCAATTTTGGGATGAAATTACAACTACATTGAAACGTATTGATCAGCTTCGCGGAACTATAGAAAATCCAAAATTCGATTTTCATAAATATTTTCATCAAGAACTATTAGATTCAATTGCTTATTTAGATAGCCGTAGAGAATTTATCCTAGCAGGTAATTTAAACATGAAAGACAAACAACATCTAGATCAATTTTATCGAGAAGCAAATAGTTTGAACAATGAGATTGAAGGATATACGAATGTTATTTTGCGAGGACCAAATGCTACGCCAATTGAAATGTCTATTCAGCCAATTCAACGAGCTGGAGAGAAAATTGTTATTACACCAATTCAAGATGGAAGTCAAGACATAACTTATATTTCTGCAGAATTGCGACGTCTAAAATATGTTAGACAACCATCTGAGTTAGATGTAGATTTACAATCCGCAGTCGATCAAATTGTTGGAGAGTCGTTACTATTTATTGTGTTTAGACGAGATAGAGTTAATGTAACTAGAGATTTTCGTTATGTTGTAATAGACGCAGGAAAAATTAGAATCATTGAAAAAGATGTGATTCCAGAATACGTTATAGCCGAAGACGGTTCTGAAATATATGAGGATTAAAAATTGAAAACACAATTATTATGCACATTTGCACATAAGACAGACTTAAACATAGTTACAGAATACATTCAATCTAACTATGTAATACCAGAACAACGAATATTTGTATTTTCAAATGCAAATGTACAAGATAATTTGTATTGCACATACAATGCAAATGAAACTTCACGCAGAGGACAGAATACAATAAGCATCCACCGCAAGAAAGAAACTAATACCTTATACACTGTTAATGCACTTAATGAAGTTATTAGAGCAGTAAACAACGGCGTATTAGACAAGACATTCCAATTAGATTGGACAACATATCAAAATTCATTTATACTTACAGATGATACTAGTTTTCGTATTATTCCGTTAGTATTTTACAAGAAATTTTCTTGGAATTGATATTTATAATAAATTACACAATTAACTTTGATTTATCCCATTTATTAATTATAATTAATAAGTAAACAAATATATTATTAACAAATTAACCAAAGGCAAATTATGGCTTTAAATTTAGACGCTATCAAAGCGAAACTCAACCAGCTGAATAAGCAGGATGACAAAAAACAAAATTTGTGGAAACCTGAAGCAGGTAAGACACGTGTACGAATTGTTCCTTATGTACACAGAAAAGACAATCCATTCTTAGAATTGTATTTTCATTATGACATTGCAAAACGATCAATGTTATCTCCAATCACATTTGGCAACGCAGATCCAATTGTAGAATTCGCAGACAAACTTAAGAAAACTGGTGACAAAGACGAGTGGTTAATGGGTCGTAAGATCGAACCTAAAATGAGAACATATGTTCCTGTAATCGTCCGCGGAAAAGAAGCAGAAGGAGTTAAGTTCTGGGGATTTGGTAAACAAATTTACACAGAATTATTATCAATCATTTCAGATCCTGATTATGGCGACATTACAGATTTGATGAATGGTCGTGATATTGATGTAGAGTTTACTCCTGCAGAAGGCGCTAACTTCCCAAAAACATCAATCCGTGTTAAACCCAACACGCAACCAGCAACTGAAGACAAAGCAATTGCTGAGAAAATCATGAGTCAACCAGAGATCACTGATTTGTTCCCTGAGCCAACTTATGACGAGTTAGAAAAAGCATTAGCTGAATGGATGAATCCAGAAACAGCGGACGCAGATGTATCAACACCGGCAGCATCAAATGATGAAGATGGAATGACTGAAGCTCCAGCTAAATCAACTCCGGCAGCAAAAGTAGAAGACGTAGCATCAGCATTTGACGACTTATTCAATAACTAGGAGTAAGAAATGGCAAAGAGCAAAAGTAAGTCAGAACTGGAAGACAGTTTAGCAAACACCCTTGCAGAAAGCATTAACAAGCAATTCAAGGGTCAAGCATTAAAGACTGCATTCTTTTTAGCTGGAGATGATGATTCTCCCAGCAATGTTAAAGATTGGATTTCATCAGGTTCAGATACGCTCGATTTAGCAATTTCAAATCGACCGAACGGAGGCTTCCCAGTAGGTCGAATTACCGAAATTACAGGATTAGAAGCATCTGGTAAATCTTTATTAGCATCACACGCATTAGCAGAAACTCAAAAAAGAGGTGGCCTAGCAGTATATATTGATACTGAGTCTGCAACTAGTTCTGAGTTCTTAGAGGCGATTGGATGCGATTTAAAGACCATGTTGTATGTTCCGTTAGAAACAATTGAAGAAATATTTGAAACTATTGAAACAATTGTCGAAGGAGTTCGTAAGTCAAACAAAGACCGTTTAGTTACAATTGTAGTAGATTCAGTAATGGGTGCTTCAACAAAAATTGAAATGGCTGCTGAATATGACAAAGATGGATATGCAACAAGTAAATCAATCATTCTATCAAAAGCAATGCGTAAAGTTACCAATTGGATTGCACGCGAAAACATTTGTTTGATTTTCACAAATCAATTGAGAACAAAAATGGGTGTATCTTTTGGAGACCAATGGACAACTGCAGGTGGTAAAGCAATTCCATTCCACGCATCGGTAAGACTTCGTTTGAAAAATACAGGTATGATCAAAGCTAAAATGAACGGCGTTGAACAAGTTGTAGGAAGCAAGACAGAAGTTCAAGTTGTTAAGAATCGTATGGGACCGCCGCATCGCAAAGTTAATTATGATATTTACTATGATAGTGGTATTGATAATTTCGGCGGATGGTTAGAGTTAATGAAAAAGTTTGATTTAGTTAAACAATCAGGAGCTTGGTATACGGTAGAAGACATTGATCACGAAACGGGTGAAGTATTTGGAGAGGTTAAATTCCAAAGCAAAGATTTCATTGAAAAAGTAATGCAAGATGCTAAAGTCAAAGAACGTTTATACAAAAGAATATGTGATGCATATATCTTCAAGTATCAAGCAGGAATTGATGGAGGTATTGATGATGTTATTATTACAGAAGAAGTTATAGACGAAGAAGGATAATGAATAAGTATCAACAACTCTTCAAACAGTTACAATTAGAAAAGGAACAGAGTCCGTCAGATGTGAACGATCATATCATGGTATTTGACGGACTCAATACCTTTATTCGTGCTTTTGGAGCAACCCCATCAACTAATGAAGATGGTGAGCATATCGGAGGAATCACAGGATTCTTATATTCAATTGGTAAAGCAGTTCGCGACTTCAAACCAAGCAGATGCGTTATTGTGTTTGATGGTAGAGGGGGTTCTGCTCGACGCAAAAAGATATATGGTGATTATAAAGGCAATAGAGCTAATAAAACTAGATTGCGTAGACACGATCATCAACAATTTCCGAGTCTAGAAGACGAACAAGAAGCAATGCGTTGGCAATTTAGTCGATTAGTATCATACTTAGATAATTTGCCAGTAACATTTTTAGCAATCGATGGAATTGAAGCAGATGACACAATTGCATACATTGCTCAGATGTATGAACCAATTAGCAAAAAAATTACAATTGTTTCAACGGATAGGGATTTCTATCAATTAATAAGTCCACAATTACAAGTTTGGTCTCCTATTAAAAAGAAAATGTATGATGAAAAAGCTCTTATTGAAGAATTTGGAGTTCATCCAAACAATTATGTTGTCTATAGAACATTTACTGGTGATAACTCTGACAACATTCCCGGTGTAGCTGGAATTGGTCCTAAAACAATATTAAAAGCATTTCCTGAATTAGAACAACAACGAGAATTTACTTTAGATGATTTAATAAATAAATGTAATGGTAAGATTGCATTAAATGAAACTAAAAATTATCAAAAGGTTTTAGATAACTTAGATACTATTGATAAGAATTATCGTTTAATGAATATCAAGTTATTAAATATACCAGCACAAAATGCATCTACAATAAGAGGTATACTTCAACAACCTATTCCAGATTTAAACAAAATGGAATTCCAACGAATGTTTATGGAAGATAAAATGTGGTCTTCTATGAAAAATCTACCAGAGTGGTTAAACAACACTTGGTTATCTTTAAGTGCATTTGCAAAACAAACACACAAGTAAACTTTGGTTTACAACATATTTTTAATATAATTGTTACATGACAGACAAATTAAGTGAATACGGGTGGGGCTTTCAAGTTAAAGTTATTGCCGCGATGTTTACCGATAGATTATTTTTACAGCAAATTGCAGATATAATTCAACCAGATTATTTTGAATCAGATGCAAATGTTTGGTTATTAGAAATAGTATTGAAACATTTCCGTGAATATAAATGTCCCCCATCTAAAGATGTATTAAAAGTAAAGATTACAGAAGTTGAGAATGACATTCTTAAGACAGCAATATTAGAACAACTTAAGGAAGTGTTTCGTTACATGGAGTCAGACGATTTAACTTTTGTTAAAGATGAGATTCTAAGCTTTTGTAAGAATCAAGAAATCAAACGAGCTATAATGGATTCAGTGAGCTTGCTTAAAATGGGAAGCTATGATGAAATTAAAACTAAGATTGATAGTGCAATGAAAGCTGGTGCTGACACGAATATTGGATTGGATTATAAAGCAAATATTTCGGATCGATATGCAGAATCAGCGAGACATACAATTACAACCGGTTGGGATGTAGTTGATGATTTAATGGACGGAGGACTTGCACGAGGAGAATTAGGCGTAGTAATGGCTCCTGCAGGTATTGGTAAATCTTGGCTTCTTATTAATATTGGAGCTAATGCAATTAAAGCAGGACATACAGTTATACATTATACATTAGAGCTTAATGAAAACTATGTAGGACAACGTTATGATTCAGTACTGACGGGTATTAATGCACAGACATTAAAACATCATCAAGATACAGTTGAGGAAAAAATGAAATCACTTCGAGGAGATTTGATTGTAAAATATTTTCCAACAAAATCAATTGGTGTTATGGGTTTGAAAGCACATTTAGAAAAAACAATGATGCTAGGTAAAAAACCTGCACTAGTTATTGTGGATTACGGTGACTTGTTAAAGATCAATACAAAAAAGGACAAACACGAAGCCTTAGAAGAACTTTACGAGGAGTTACGTGGTATGGCAGGGGAATATGACATTCCGTTATGGACCGCATCACAAGCAGGTAGATCTGCCTTAGAAGACGACATCATTGAAGCAGATAAAATTGCATCATCTTATGGTAAAGTGATGGTTGCTGACTTTTTAATGTCACTTTCTAGAAAAGTAGAAGATAAGATGTCAGGTACTGGTAGAGGGCACGTTATTAAAAATAGATTTGGTCCGGATGGTATTACATTACCTAGTAAGATCAATACAAATAACGGACAATTTCAATTCTTCGAACCACAAACAACACAAGGCAAACAAACAACACAAGTTATGAAGTCAGGCGAAAATATTATGAAGAAAAACCTGGCACAAAAGTTCAAAGACATGGGCGGAACTTTGGGTTAAAACATATTTATTTAAAATAAAGGTTCGGGCACAAACACCCGACCTTTTTTTGTCTAAAATAAAGTTTTAAAAATTAAAAAGATTTGTATTACAATGGAAGTTTCAACAACAACAAGTAAAATTTTAACACCAAGATTAGCATTTAAACCGTTTGATTATCAGTGGGCGTATGATTATTGGTTTCAACAACAAAATGCACATTGGATGTTCCAAGAAATCAATATGCAAAAAGATATTGGCGATTGGAAATCTGAATTAAATGAACAAGAGAAGAGTGTAGTAGGAAACATTTTAAAAGGATTCTTCCAATCAGAAACACAAATCGCTGATTATTGGAGTACTTATGTTACTAAATGGTTCCCGATCCCAGAAATCAAAATGATGGCTATTACTTTTGGCGCATTTGAAACGATTCATGCAGTTGCATATTCATATTTGAATGAGGTATTGCACCTAGAAGATTATGAAGCATTCTTACATGATCCGGCAATCATGGCAAAATTAGAGACATTAATCAACGTTGATGAAACAGACACATCTTTAGAAAATATAGCTCGTTCATTAGCTTTATTTTCAGCTTGTGCAGAAGGAATTCAATTGTTTTCTAGCTTTGCTATTATGCTGTCATTGCGCAAAAAGAATTTAATGACAGGAATTGGACAACAAATGATTTTTTCAATTCGAGATGAGTCGTTGCATTCAGAAGCTGGTTGTAAATTGTTTAGAACATTAATTGAAGAAAATCCACAAATTTGGACAGAACAATTACGCAATGATATTAAAGCCGGATTTGACTTAGCATTATCAAATGAATTTAACTTTATTGATAAGGTATTTGAATTAGGCGATTTAGAAACAATTAATAAAGCTCAAGTTAAAAATTTCATGTTTGACCGAGCTAACAGAAAATTACGTGAATTAGGTATAACTGATTTAACATATGAAGTTAATGACACGATTTTACTAGAAATGGATTGGTTCTATATTTTAGTATCAGGTGAACAACAAACAGACTTTTTCTTTAACAGAGAAACAGGTTACGCAAAACCTAATGCAGATTGGGAAACAGAAGACTTATTTTAAAGAACAAATATATGGCACAAATTGAAACGCATCCAATCGCGAAAAAAATGGGTTGGAAAGTTGGCGAAGATTATCCGGTAGACGGAAATAACGCACTTTATTTAACAACAATTCAAGGAGGTTACCTTTTACCAGGAGAAACTCCAAATGAATGTTACCACAGATTAGCAA